AAGAAACTGAAGAAACTTCTGCTGGTTCTGAAAGTACTGAAGAAGAAACTGAAGAAGTTTCTGCTGGTACTGAAGACGGTACTGAAGACGGTACTGAAGACGGTACTGAAGAAAAAGATGGGGAAGGTGATACTCAACCTCAAAATCAATCTACAGTAGGTCAAGAAGGTGCAAGAAAACAGAAAGTTGTGGTTGCACCAAAATCTTTAGAAGATGAATTGGTTTCGACAACTGATGAATCAAGTCAAGATGCAATGAAAGAGTTTGTTGACAAATGGGCAGATAATATAGTCTATCTTGATTTTGGTAAAATAGACCTAAAACATCATGTTCATGATTGGACTCAAGTACATGCAGAACAGAAAAAAGTTATTGATCAAACTTCTCTTAGAAATACCAATGCTTCGATGAACTTTGAACAACTTATCAAAGATAATTCTAAGACTATCAATTACCTAGTTAAAGAATTTGAAATGAAGAAAGCTGCTACTGCTCATGCACTTAGTCGAGAGGCAAAATCTGGTAGATTGAACAGTGGAAAACTCTGGTCATATAAAATCAGTGAAGACCTTTTTATGCAAAAGACTATTATTCCAGAAGGAAAAAATCACGGTATGGTGATGTTAGTCGATTGGTCTGGTTCTATGTATGGTCATTTACAAGAAACTGTGAAACAAACTATTATACTTTCACAGTTTTGTAAAAGAGTTGGTATTCCTTTTGAAGTGTACACTTTTACTGACCAAAATCCTAGTTCAAGTAATCTAGATTTTTATAATGTAAATGAGATAGTTCCTTCTTCAAACATTCGATTGAGGAATGTTCTTTCAAGTAGAATGAATGCTCGACAGTATAAAGAGTGTGTAAAAAACTGGTTACTGATGGTAGAGAATTACACTGCAAATTACTATGGAAGAGAAGCTTGGGGTGCCGATGAAATGGGTGGAACTCCTTTAAATGAGTCACTTTTAGTTTTAGAAAGAACACTTTCTGATTTCAGAAAAAACAATTCTCTAGAAAAGGTAAATCTGGTAGTTCTATCTGACGGTGATTCAAATTTTGGTTTGGATTACAAAGTTACAGATACTGAAGGAAAGGCATTTACTCACAGTATCAGTGGTTATAAGACTACTAATGTTATCACTGATAGAGAGAATAATCAAAAGTTTGAAATTGGTGCTCGAGGTAGTGGTATTACTGATAACATTATTTCTTATATCAGAAAAAAACACAATCTAAATGCAATGGGATTTTTCCTTTGCAGTGGTAGGAGTGATATCAAAAATGCAATTGAGAAATTTTGTATTGATAGGGAAACTGCTACTAGTTACTACAAAACTGTAGAACAGTATAAAGAGATACGAAAGAAATTTTCAAAAGAAAAGTTTGTTGTTTCTACTCTTACTGGCTATAATGAGTACTATGTTATCGATTCCAAAGTTGATGCAAAAACTGATACTCTGGATGTAAAATCAGGGATGACTAAAGGTCAAATTGCAAGATCTTTCGCTAGTCACTCTGCTTCGAAGAAAGCAAATCGACAGTTGTTAAATAAATTTGTCGATTTAGTAAAATAATGCTTGACTTTGGATCGTATATATGCGATCCTATACTTGAAATGATGAAATATTAACTATGTGGGATATATATTATGTTTACTGTGAATCTTGAAACCCGAAAAGCCTTTGTGACTGCTTGTCAGAAAGAGTATCCTAATCAAGAAGTACTGTCCAGAACTCAAATCAACAATGTTGCGAAGGTTCATAATTTGACAGATGCTGCTTGGTTAAAATCCGATGATTATCGTGTTGGTCGAGGAAAATATCAACTGCCTCCTATGAACGCTGTTGATAAACCAGTGGTTGTTCCTATGTCACAATCTGTTGTCAAACCAGCACTAGCATCAAGTGTTGATTTGTCAGTTGTAGAAAAAACTGAAAATCTAGTTCCAGAAAAAGATGCTCATTTTGTGAGTTTTGGTTTCTATTCCGATTTGACTACAATTATCAAATCAAAAATGTTTTATCCAGTTTTTATTACTGGATTGTCTGGAAACGGAAAAACCTATGGTACTCAACAAATTTGTGCCAGATTGAAAAGGGAATGTATTACAGTTCCTATCACTATCGAAACTGACGAGTCAGACCTGTTAGGTGACAAAACTCTAGTCGATGGTAATGTGGACTTCATTGCCGGCCCAGTGGTAAGGGCAATGGAACGAGGTGCAGTTCTTCTTCTAGATGAAATTGACCTTGCTTCTAACAAAATCATGTGTCTTCAATCTATCATTGACGGTAAAGGTGTTTACCTCAAAAAAGATAATAGGTTCGTAAAACCAGCGCCTGGATTTACCGTGATTGCAACTGCAAACACTAAAGGTAAAGGTTCAGAAGATGGACGATTTATCGGGACTAATGTTCTTAACGAAGCTTTTCTTGAAAGGTTCAAAATTTGTTTTGAACAAGAATATCCTAGTGTCAAAGTTGAGAATAGGATTCTCACAAATAACTTGAAAGCACTTGGTTCTGAAGATGCCGACTTTGTTAACAATCTTACTACTTGGGCATCAACTATCAGAAAGACCTTCGCAGAAGGTGGTGTGGATGAAGTTATTTCAACTAGACGATTGGTTGCGATTGCAGAAACATTCGCTATCTTTAAAGATAGGGTAAAGGCAGTTCAACTTGGAGTGTCGAGGTTCGATGATGATACCAAAGAATCATTCTTGGATTTATACACCAAGATTGCTGATGAAACTCTGACAGTTCCAGAGACAACTGAAGAACTTCCTTCTGATTATGCAAGTGATGAAGACGCTCCGTTCTAATGAAGATTAGAATAGAAGTTGAGTTAGATACTCAAGAAGATAATGATGAGGTCGAGGCAATCCTTGACCTCATTTCTCAAATAAAAGAAAAAAAAGAGGAGATAGATGAGTGAAAACAAACCATATCATAATAAAGGATTCGGGATATCTTTTTTCTGGATAGTAGTTGTACTTTTTATCTTTCCAATTGTTGCAATGATGACATTAGATGATACTTGGGATAGATTTCTTAAGAAGTACGGTGACCCGATAAGAACGGAATGTTGGGAAAATAGTAAACATGAAAGAGTATGTAGAGAAAAAAATACATGCAAATTTTTTAGAAACTTCTGTACCCCAGAAGTTTATAGATGGAGAGAAAATTAATGAGTGATATAAACTATAAATTCAATGAAAAAAATTACCTTGAAGAAATTCAAAGTTATGTTGATGCAACTTATGGTTCTCATTATTCACAAAACAAATTTCAAACTACTGAGGTAGTGGTCGATAATGGCCATGGTGAAGGATTCTGCCTTGGGAATGTTGTGAAATATGCACAACGGTATGGAAAAAAAGGTTCTGGGCCAGAAGAGTACAGAAAAGACTTGCTAAAAATTATACATTATGGTATTATAGCACTTTATAATCACGATATGATTCGTAACATGGAGAATGAAAATGAAAATAAGTGAACAAACCCAACAGATACTTAAGAACTTTGCGAGTATCAATCAATCCTTACTATTAAAGCCAGGACAGCGTGTTTCTACAATGTCTGTGATGCGTAATATTCTAGCATCGGCAGATGTTGAAGAAGACTTTCCTTTTGAATTTGGGATATATGATTTGCCAAGATTCTTGGGAAATCTTTCTGTCTATCCAGATTTAGAGTTCAATGAAAAATTTGTTCTCATGTCTAATGGAACAAAGACATACAAATTCATGGCGTCTGACCCAGGCATTATAGTACATCCTACTACAACATTTAAAATGGATGGTTCTGTTAATGACCCAGAAGATGCGAAAGATGCTCCAACGCCAGACATTGAGGTTGTATTAACAGATACAACTTTGTCTACAATTCGTAAGGTTGCATCAATAAATGGACTTCCAGATTATGCATTGCAAACTGACAACGGCATTATCAATTTTGTTGCTCTTGATAAAAAGAGTGATACAACTGATATCGCAAAAGAGCCAGTTGGTAAAAGTAATGTAAATTTCAACATGTACTTCCGAGCAGAAAACTTGAAGTTTTTGGAAGGTGATTATAATGTTGGTGTTTCTAAAGATAAAATATCAACTTTCAGACATCAAACTCAAAGAATACAGTATTGGGTTACACTGGAACAAGACTCTGAATATAACGATTAATTAAGGGAGACAGTATGTCAGATAAAATGTTATGGGTTGAAAAGTATCGCCCTAAAAAAATCAATGACTGTGTTTTACCAGAGAGTTTAAAAAATACCTTTCGTGAAATTGTAGACACAGGCGAACTCCCGAATTTACTACTTTCTGGTTCTGCTGGTTGTGGTAAAACTACGGTTGCAAAGGCATTATGTAGTGAACTTGGTCTAGACCATATCCTAATAAATGGTTCTGAGGATGGAAACATCGATACTCTGAGAAACAAAATTAGGCATTATGCTTCAACTGTTTCTTTTTCTAGTCAAGGAAAGGTTGTTATTCTAGACGAAGCAGATTATCTTAATCCTCAATCGACACAGCCTGCTCTTCGTGGATTTATCGAAGAGTTTTCAGGCAACTGTAGATTTATTCTTACTTGTAATTTTAAAAACCGTATCATAGAGCCTCTACACAGTAGATGTTCGGTTATACCTTTTACAATATCAAGAAGTGATAAACCAAAACTTGCAGCTTCATTTTTCAACAAAGTTCAGAATATATTGGCGAATGAAAACATAACATACGAAAAGGCAGTTCTTGCTCAAGTTGTTAGTAAACATTTTCCAGATTTTCGAAGAGTGTTGAATGAACTACAAAGATATTCAATAAGTGGTTCTATCGATAGTGGATTGTTGAGCAATCTTGAAGAAGTTTCTCTTACGTCTTTGGCGTCTGCAATAAAGGATAAGAAGTTTACGGAAATGCGAAAGTGGGTTACTCAAAATTTAGACAATGACCCATCTACAATTTTCCGAAAGATTTATGACTCACTATATGATTTAATTGAATCTTCTTCAATTCCACAGGCAGTTGTTTGTATATCTGAATATCAATATAAATCAGCTTTTGTTGCAGACCAAGAAATCAACATGGTTGCCTGTTTAACAGAATTAATGGTAGAGTGCGAATGGAAATGATAGAAATTTTATGTATTGTATTAGTAGTTGGTGGTGCATATTTACATGGGCATTATGTAGGTAGAAACACTGGAAGATCAGAAACAGTTGATTATCTAATACAACATGGAGAAAAAACAAAAGACGGAGTTGTTATTGTTTTGGATGATAAAGAATGAGTTATGATTTATTTAAAGATTATGTTCCAGCGATATCCAACACAAAGGTAAGGTTGATGGATGGAGAGGATGAACAGTGGGAAAAACAATATCCACCATTTCTTGTAAATAGAAATTTTTCCAATTTTCAAGAAACAATACTGTATGCAAATGAAATGAATCGACTTCCATTAACAGATAACAAGCTTCAGTTCGATTATCTTATAAATAGTATTAGACCCAGAAAAAGGTTTGCACCTTGGGCCAAAAAGACTATTCATAATGATTTAAATTATGTTAAAGAATATTATGGATATAATAACAAAAGAGCTGAAGAAGTACTTAATATATTAACTGATGACCAGATAGAGTATATTAGAAGAAAGCTTGATAAAGGTGGTTAGGAGAAGTGGATATGAACGCAGAAATTGATGGTTTGGTTGAGGTATCCCTCAATGATCAAGAAGACTTTTTGAAGATACGAGAGACATTAACCAGAATTGGTGTTGCATCTCGCAAAGATAAAAAACTATTCCAAAGTTGCCATATACTTCATAAACAAGGCAAATATTACATAGTACATTTCAAAGAATTATTCAAATTAGATAGAAAACAATCAGATTTTTCAGATAATGATAGGTCTAGAAGAAATGCTGTTGTTAAGTTATTAGTAGAGTGGAAACTGGTCAATGTGGTAAAAGAAGACCCGATTGAAATAGAACCAGCGCCTATGTCTCAAATAAAAATTATTTCTTATAAAGAAAAAGACCAATGGGATTTAGTTCCTAAGTATAATATTGGAAGAAAAAAGTAAAAAAAAATTGATAAAGGTCTTGAAATTTAGTCAGAGAATGACTAAATATATAACAGGGTTGCATAAATGTATGGACTCTGAAAATCGCCCGCTTATGGGGCACAACTTAAACTTGCTTAATAAAGGAGCTTAAAATGGTTAGTACAACTACACTTTCACGATTACCAATGTCTGTTGACATGTTCGAACCTTTTCTTAGGAGAAGTATCGGTTTTGAAAATATTTTTAGGGAGTTGGATTCTTTCGCAAACGAAAAATTGGATACATATCCACCCTACAACATTGTAAAAAACGGAGAAAAATACAGAATTGAAATTTCAGTTGCTGGTTTCTCTGAAAAAGAACTCAATGTTGAGGTTGAAGAATCAACACTTACAATCAGTGGAAAAAAAGATAAATCGGATTCCGAATATCTCCACAGAGGAATTGCTGGACGCAGCTTTGTAAGAAAATTCACCCTCTCTGCTGACCTCGTAGTAAAGGGAGCAAACATTGTCGATGGGATTTTGGTCGTTGATATGCAGTTAGTCATTCCAGATGAGAAGAAGCCTAGAACAATAAATATTGGTAAAGGTACAACTTTTGAGAATGAGCCTGAACTTTTAAACGAGTAAAAAAACAAATGGTGGGGGGAAACCCCCACCATAATTATGTAGAGAATGGTGATAAAAATGGATACACATGAACAAATAATTGCTTTGATTGAACAGTACAAATTTGAAAATGAAAAATTTATTTCAAAACAGAATAAATCTGCCGGCATTCGTGCAAGAAAAATTTTGATGGAAATCAGTAAACTTTGTAAGAATCGCCGTTCTGAAATACAAGATGAAAAAGAGTGGATTGTGAAATGAAAATGCCTCCCCCAAAAGACCCAGATCTAGAAAAAGTAGCATCAGATATCAAAACTGCTATTGAAGATTCAGATGACATTAATGTAGTTGATAGTCCTCCCCCAATAGAAGAAAATAATCTATATAGAACATCAAAAGGTAAAAATGGTGATATCATATTTGAGCTTGCTCTTCCTAATGATGAGATAACTTCTTGGTTGATGGGTAATAGAAAAATAGTAACAGAACACCCAGAAGCAATCCAAAGAATTATTAATATGGAATGGAAATATATAAGCCGTAGAATTATTAGATGGTTGGGCGATAGTCCAGCGAATAGACAATTCAAAGAGGCAATTGATGCTCATATCAAAAATGAGAAAAAATTTCAACGTGTGTATGCACATAAACAATATGGAGAAGTTAAACAATGAATTATGCAGAAAGTCCCTACTTGCGAGCCCTAATTAGAAAGTATGAATATGAAAGAGACACATCAATCGCAGTTCTTAGAACATTTTTTGAGAACCCTGTTGGTGTTGCAGACCATTCAAATTTTGTAGAAACAATGGATAAACATATGCGACAATTGTGCGAAGCTGAAGAATGTCTCAGATCTTTGATTAACAATTTTGCTCAACAACCTCAACCCCAGCCTCAAGTAGAACCCCAAAAAGAAGTACCAACTACGGAAGGAACTGAGTAATGTCAATGCTCGACATCAAAATTGTAAGACTCAATTCTGGTGAAGAACTTATTGGTGAAGTTAAAGACGATGGGGCAAATAATTGGGTAATAAAAAATGTTTGTCAAATTGCAGCTAGTTATGCTGACCCAACTCAAGCAACTGCAAGAATTGGATTAGCTCCATTTATGCCTTATTCTAAAGTAAAAGATGGATTTACAGTCAGTAAAACTTTTGTTGCTTTTTTAGTCGAACCAGTAAACGAATTACTTAATGAGTATAATAAGGTATTTGGTTCTGGTTTGGTATTGCCTCCATCACCAGCCCAACAACCTTTCGATGGTTCGAAACCACAACCAGTGGCCCCATCAGATTCCCATGCTTTTGTAAAAATATAACTTGACATTACTCCTTTTGTGTGTTATTATGTTCTTTATAAATTGGAGTTATAGATGTCGTTTTATACTAATGTACAATGTGTAGGTAATAAGATTCTCTTAAGAGAAATTGTCGATGGAAAGAGAATGGAGCATAGAGTAGATTATTCTCCATCTCTTTTCCTAAAATCCAAAAACAAAAATTCTAAATATCGAACCTTGCATAATGTTCCTGTTGATAGAGTAGAACAGGGCAGTATTTCGCAGGCAAGAGAGTTTGTCAAAAAATACAGTGACATTGAAAATGTAGAGATATATGGAAACAAACAATACATCTTTCCATTTATCTCTGACACTTACAAGGGCGATATACAATATGATATTGACAAAATAAACATAGTAAACCTTGATATCGAAGTTGAGTGTGAGAATGGGTTTCCAGAACCAACTGATGCACTTGAACGAATCAATGCAATAACTATGAAGATGAAAAACGTGTATCTTGTACTTGGTTTGGGTGATTGGGAAAACAAAAATTGGCCAGACCACAGAATAAAATATTATAAGTTTAAGGATGAAACTGCACTACTTAAAAGTTTCTTAAACATATGGGAAAACTCAAAGATAGATATTGTAACTGGTTGGAATGTGAACCAGTTTGATATGTCTTATCTTGTAAATCGTCTAGAACGAATACTTGGCGAGAAAGAAATGAAAAGACTTTCTCCTTGGAAACTTGTAGATAAGATAGAAAAAAACATTCGGGGGATAAATCAAAATCTTGTCAAGATATCTGGTCTTGCAATTGTTGACTATCTAGACCTCTATAAAAAGTTTACATATGTTACAAGAGAGACATATCGACTAAACCATATTGCAGAAGTAGAACTTGGAGAAGGAAAACTTGACCACTCTGAGTTTGCACAAATGCACTTATTCTATAAACTAGACTATCAAAAGTTTATTGACTACAATATCAAAGACGTTGAACTTGTTGACAAACTTGAAGATAAACTTAAGTTGATGGAGCTTCTTATTACGATTGCCTATCAGTCGAAGATAAATTATGAGGATGTATTTTCTCCTATTCGAACTTGGGATGCAATTATATTCGAAGAGTTGAAAAGAAACAACATAGTAATTCCTAACGTAAGGGATAATAAAAAATCAACTGCATTTGCTGGTGCGTATGTAAAAGAACCAGATGTGGGTATACATGATTGGGTTGTATCTTTTGACTTGAATAGTCTGTATCCTCACTTGATTATGCAGTACAATATTAGTCCAGAAACTTTGATAGAAGGTCATAACATAAAAACTGATGTCAATAGTTTATTGTCTGATAATACTGATACATCAGATGCATTACAAATGAACGCAACTCTGTGTCCTAGTGGAGTAATGTTCAACAAAGATAATAAAGGGTTTTTGCCTAAGTTAATGCAAAATATGTATGACGATAGAACAAAATTCAAAAAACAAATGTTGAAAATAAAACAAGAAAAAGAAAATGGTGAGGGCGACCCAGTTCTTCAAACAAAACAAATATCTGCATTGAACAATAAACAGATGGCTGCAAAGATTTTACTTAACTCTTGTTATGGTGCTTTGGGGAATCAATATTTTAGATACTTTGATATTCGACAGGCAGAATCCATTACATTATCTGGTCAACTATCTATTCGTTGGATTGAAGAAAGAATGAATGAATATATCAATAAACTTCTTCAGAATGAAACTCCAAAAAATTATGTTATTGCAAGTGATACAGATTCCATATATTTGTCTCTGGGAGAGTTTGTAAAAAGAGTATACAAGGATAAAGTACCATCAGATAAAGATGTGGTTGATTTTCTTGATAAAGTAGCAGAAGAAAAGTTTGAACCATATATCGACAAGTGTTATGAACAACTTGCAAATAAGATGAACGCATATGAGCAGAAGATGTTCATGAAGCGAGAGGTGATTGCCTCAAAGGGAATATGGACTGCCAAGAAAAGATATATTTTGAATGTCCATGATAGTGAAGGTGTTAGATTTGCAAAACCAGAGCTCAAAATAATGGGCATTGAAGCAGTTCGTTCATCAACTCCTTCGTGTTGTCGGGAAAAGATTAAAGAGGCATTATACATAATTATGAACAAAGATAATGATTCTCTAATTGACTTTATCGAAGAATTTAGAAAAGATTTTAAGACATATGAAGTCCAAGATATATCATTTCCAAGGGGAGTAAATGGACTCACAAAATACCATGACCCTGTTCATGTATATAAAAAAGGCACACCAATTCATGTAAAAGGTGTGTTATTCTATAATAAATTAGTTGACCAACATAAACTAAAAATGCAATACCCAAAGATTAAGAATAGTGATAAGATAAAGTTTTGTTATTTGAAAGAACCCAATCCAATACAAAATAATGCAATCGCAATTTCATCAGACCTACCAACAGAGTTTGGTCTGGACAAATATATCGATTATGATTTACAATTCGATAAAGCATATCTAGAACCAATTAAAACTATCACAGATACAATTAATTGGAATCTGGAGAAGCAATTTACATTAGACCAATTTTTCTAAGGAGAACAATATGAATTTAGCCGATAGACTGAAAAAGAATACTAGTTTACCAAGTAGGGTAAATATTCTTGCAGATTCAGTATACTTAAACCAAAAAGAACCAACAACAACACCAATTCCAGCAGTAAATATTGCATTTAGTGCCTCACCAACTGGTGGGTTTATTTCTGGTCTTACAATGATTGCTGGGCCTTCTAAACATTTTAAAACTGCGTTTGGATTGTTGATGATGAAATCATACTTGGATGCAAACCCAGAAGGAATTGCATTGTTTTATGATTCTGAGTTTGGAACACCACAAGAATACTTTGATACGTTTGGTATTGATACTACTAGAGTTGTACATGTTCCTATTACTAATCTTGAAGAACTCAAGTTCGATCTTGTAAAACAATTGAAGGAAGTTACAGTAGAAGATAAACTTTTTATAATGGTTGATTCAGTTGGTAATCTTGCATCTAAAAAAGAAGTTGATGATGCAGAAGCTGGTAAAAGTACTGCTGATATGACACGAGCAAAACAGTTCAAATCTTTGTTCAGAATGGTAACTCCACATCTAAGTTGTAATGACATTCCTATGGTTGCGATAAATCATACATACGATTCTCAAGGTCTGTTTCCTACTAAAGTTGTATCTGGTGGTACAGGAATGTATTACAGTGCAGATAATATTTGGATCATCGGCCGTCAACAAGAAAAAGATGGTTCAGAACTTACTGGATATAATTTTATTATCAACGTAGAAAAATCTAGGTATGTGAAAGAAAAGTCTAAAATTCCAGTATCAGTAAAGTTTGAAGGTGGTATTGATAAGTGGTCTGGTATGATTGAAATGGCATTAGATGCTGGATGTATATCTCAATCTGGTGCTTGGTATCAATTAGTCGATACAGAAACTGGTGAAGTGCATGATAAAAAGTATAGAGCAAAACAACTTACTACTAATGAAATTATGATACCTATTATTTCGTCAAAAATGTTTCTTGAACATATACACGAAAAATATTCTATCAGTAGTGGGAAAACAATAATTGCACCAGACGAAACACAAGGAATTATAGAGATTATGTTGGGAGAAGGAAATGCGTGATATAACTAGTAATGATTTCACGGTAATGGAATCAAACTCTGAAGATTTCTATGCGTTTCGTATTGATACAGGCCCATATAAGGATGTTATATTTAGATTTGGTAAAGTATCTGGTAAAGATACATCTGCTTTTGGGAAAGATGCTAAAATAGATTTTCAATTTACTGCTTTAAAACCAAATGAAAAATATTCGTTAGAAGAGCTTGACAAAGATGCAAAATTTGGTATACTGGCTGGTAAAGTTTTGAAACATATGTTAGAGACTTCTATAACTGATTTAAAAGAGAGTGGACAACTGTGAAATGGATTACAACAGTGATTTCAGATACGATTTAGAGTGGGGCAAGAGGGGTGAAAATGTTGTTGCCGAAATTGTTGAAGGAGATAAAACAGAAGTAAAATCTGAGAGAGATGGTTGGAGTAAAACTCGCAATCATTTTGTAGAATTTGCATCTAGAGGAAAGGCAAGTGGAATTGCAACAACTCAGGCAGAATGGTGGACTGTTAATTTTTTCTTGCATGATGAGTTTATATTTAATATAACAGTTCCATCAATAAGACTTAGACATATGTGTAGAAATAAAAAATACAGAGTTGTTAGTGGTGGTGATAATAATACTTCTAAGGGATTTTTAGTTCCTATAGTGGATTTAATTAGTGTATATTAAAGAAGTTGATAAGTTTACTGCAACAGAATTTATACAATCTTTACATTATTCAAAAATAATGCCTAGATTGACAAAACATTTTCTTGGATGTTATGTAGACAAAAATTTAGTAGGAGTTCTCACATTGGGTTGGGGAACTCAACCAAAGGCCACAATAAACAAATTGTTCGATGGTTTAGGTACTGAGGATTATTATGAGATTGGAAAAATGTGTATGTTAGAAGAGATGCCAAGGAACTCTGAATCTCAAATGATATCTGGTGTAGTCAAATGGATGAAGAAAAATACTCCAGAAAGAAAATTTCTGTTCACTTGGGCAGATGGAATAATGGGAAAGCCTGGATACGTTTATCAGGCTGCAAACTTCCTGTATGGGGGGTTTATACAGACACAAATATATATTAGTTCTGAGGGAGAAAAGATTCACCCAAGGTCAAGTAAAAAACTTTGTGAAGAGAATGTAATATATGAAAAAGAAAGAAATCCAAATTTTTTTGAAAACAGAAAAGGAGAAAAGATATTTTGGTTAACACAAGATTTTTTAGATAGTAAAGGCATATCTAAAATATTTGGAAGGCAGTTTAGGTATATATTACCATTGAATAAAAAGTCTAGAAAAATGTTAAAAAACTCTACTGTTGAGTGGGGATTAAATTATCCAAAACACGATGATTTAATATGGCATAAATCTAGTAAGAATGGAAAAGTATTACTTAAAGAGATGCCTAATATTAATTCTGATGTGGTTGAATATAATGAACGCAATGTTAATAGTCATAAAGGTAGTATGACATTAGATAATTTTTTGAGGTGAAAATGGAACTGAACGAACTTACAATATTACAAAATCTAGTAATGAATGATGAATATGCAAGGAAAGTACTTCCTTACATTGATGTCGATTTTTTTCAAGAACAAAAGGACAAGAAAGTATTTGAACTTATCTATGCACATTTAGAAAAGTATAATGTTTGTCCATCAAAAACAAGTTTAATGATTACATTAAACGAATTGAACTTACAAGATAAACTTTTTGATGAGTGTGTAGAAACGGTCAAAGTTATTGAAGGTGTAGAACCAGATGTAGACATAAACTGGTTAGTGGATTATACAGAACAGTGGTGTAAAGATAAGGCATTATATAATGCAATTATGAAGTCAATCGAAATTGTAGGAGAAGATGGTTCTAAGAAGTATGATAAAGGAACACTTCCAAAACTCTTACAAGACGCTCTCGCAGTATCGTTTGATACTCATATAGGACACGATTTTATTGACAACTCTGAAGAAAGATTTGATTTTTATCAACAAAAAGAAGAAAGACTTCCATTTCATTTGGATAGATTTAATGCAATCACAAAAGGTGGGTTACCAAGAAAAACATTGAATATTGCACTTGCTGGGACAGGTGTTGGAAAGAGTTTATTCATGTGTGATTGTGCCGCCAATCATTTAATGATTGGTAAAAATGTTCTCTATATTACACTGGAAATGTCTGAAGAAAAAATCGCAGAAAGAATTGATGCAAATCTGTTGAATGTGAGTATTCAAGATGTTGCAGATATGCCAAGAGATTTATTCAATAAGAAAATAGAAAGAATTAGAAAGAAAACTACTGGTACTCTTATCGTAAAAGAATATCCAACAGCAGCTGCAAATACAAATCATTTTCGACATTTGATAACAGAATTACAAATGAAGAAAAATTTTACTCCAGATATCATCTATGTAGATTACCTAAATATTAGTGCATCTGCAAGATTAAAGTATGGAGCAAACGTGAACTCGTATACCTACATAAAATCAATTGCTGAAGAACTTCGTGGTCTTGCAGTAGAATTTAATGTACCTATTATGAGTGCAACACAAACAACTCGCAGTGGATTCACAAATTCAGATATTGGTCTTGAGGATACATCTGAGTCATTTGGATTGCCTGCAACCGCTGACTTAATGTTTGCATTAATATCCACCGAAGAGTTAAAAGAATTAGACCAAATCTTGGTGAAACAATTGAAAAATCGATACAATGACTTAAATGCAAATGGTAGATTTGTTGTTGGAATTGATAGGTCTAAGATGAGATTATATGATGCTGAAGAGAGTGCTCAAGATGATTTAATTGCAGAAAAACAGGATAAAACTGGTTCTGAATTGAATTATAGTACTAAATTTAAATCAACTAAAATAGGAAAATTGGAAGTAAACATATGAGTGAACAAGATATTGAAATTAAAGAAACTGAAGAAAAAGACCCACTTGCTGATATAGAAAAGCCATCTGGCAGTAAGAATTTCATTGCAATTTGGGATAATGCATTGACACCAGAAGTGTGTAGTGAATTTATTGAGATGTTTGAATCTGAAAAAGAACATCATGAAAAGGTTGCCTTTGAATGGGGCGATGGAATGGCAAAGTTTACTGCATTAAGGTTAAATAATGAGGCGATGGCACAAAACAATAAACGGTGGGTAGACCTGTCGGTAACTGCATTGGAAGCAGTACAAAAATATACAGAATATTATAGAAGAGTATATAATATTGCATATTTTCCAGAACAGTGCGTAAACGAACATTTAATTATTCGGAAGTTTGACCCAACAGACGAATATATGTATCATGCAGACGTTATTGACCCAGCATCTTCTCTTAGGTTTCTAGGGACACAGTTTTATCTGAATGACCTTGAAGGGCCTAAAGAGGATAAAGATAATGGAGAATTGGTGTTTCCAGATTATAAGTTGGCTGTAAGTCCAAAAGAAGGAAGACTTCTTATCTATCCACCATTCTGGACACATCCGTATCAAGAACTTTCTCCAAAAGAATCTCCAAAATATGTACTAGGAACTTACTTGACATATGCTGGAAACCTTGGTAAAAGGACAGAAGAGGCAATCGAAAGAGAGGCCAAGAAAAAAGACCTTCCATCTGCTGTCGATGATGCAGCTGATGTGATGTCTAAAGCGTAAAAGGTCGCTTGACAATTAGATAGCTCCCTTTATAATATAAATAGTCAAATAAAGGGAGTTATTCTATGGCAAACTTAACTGGTGGTATCTATATTACTTTCCAGAAACCATATCTTAACATGGTTTCAGAGATAATAGAAAATAACGAACAAATCAAAGTTGGCGGCCGCCTACAAATAATTGAGCAAACTGATGTCGTAAAATCTTTTCTAAAATCTGTCAAGAGTAAAAATGAGAGAGATATAGAGAAGGTATTGAAAGTTGGTTCGCAATATGCTGGTATATTTAATGACCACAAGTGGACAGAGATAGATAAGAGTCAGTTCACAAATCTTGGTGGTGCGTCTGATGGCAAGACCACACAACAACAAGAACTTGCATCACTATTCGCAATACAAAAATCCATCGAAAATAATGGATACACAAATCAAAAAAAGTTTTATGAACTTTATAGACAAGATTTGCTCAAGTTATATCCAGACATGAATGAAGAATGGGAAAATACATTCTTTCAACAACAACTCACAACATATAGAGAAGTAGGTAATACTCCATATAAACACTATTCAAGAGATGGTGGATTTATGGACTATATTACTGGTATCTGCAAAAACAAATATGGCATTGCAAAAAAAGATACTTGGAATCCTGCTGATATTTGGTTGGTATATGATTTCCCAAAAGTAAAAAGAGAACTAGAAAAATATGTAATGGATGATGTAACCCCAATAGAAGAATTTAATGCAATTCTTAGAGATATGTTCCATGCAAGAAAGATAATAGGAATATCTCTTAAAAAGATGTCTGGGAGAACTGCGAAGTGGGAATTGGTAAATCTAGAAAATATGGATGTTTTCGATAACGATGAATACCAGTTCAAATTAAAAAGTGCTCAACTATCTTTTAATATGGCTGGGAAAGATAAGTTTAAAAACTCAGATGCTAAAATTGTTGTTTCTGGTAAACAGGGTGATGTAAAATTTCAAATAAGACAAAATAGTGCTGGGTTTAATAATTTAAAAATAGAAGGAACTGATATGGGAGCAACGTCTGCCAGATTAGGTAAAGTCCCTCTGAGTATGGCTGCAACACTTTTTAAGAAGTTTGGAATACCATTAAATAATGATAATAAAAAATTTCCTAGAACAGCATCAGAGTTTGAAAAAAGAGCATCTGAATTTCTTTATCAGTTTAAGAAAGTTGAATCCATAACGTCAATAAAGGCAAAAGACTTTCAAACTAATGTTATGGCAGTCTATGGAAGTGCAAGACCAGATTTTGCACATAGTAAACTGATGCAACTAGACCTTCTATGTAAAATATATAGTTTAAAAGAAAAAGATAGAAATGATTTACTGACATCTCTAACATATCTCGCCCAGAAAAAAGGAAACATTTTTGGGCCATTTGGGAAACTCTACTAATGCAAAATTTTCTGGAAATCCTATCTGAAGGAAAGGGTGGCAAAAATCTCCATCTTGAACATCTCGAAGATGAAATAATAAATTATGGAATAACAGGTGGTAGAGCTGCAATTAATTTTTTACGGTCTCTTAGAAATATGCTTGCTGGAAGTTCTTCTTCTGGTGTTAATATGACTGTAAAATGGGATGGAGCTCCAGCAATATTTGCTGGAATTGACCCAGAAGACGGAAAATTCTTTGTTGCAAAGAAAGGTGTATTTAATGCAGACCCGAAATTCTATAAAACAAATCAAGAAATCGATGCAGAACTTAAAGGACAACTCAACTCAAAATTTAAAGTTGCTCTCGCAGAAATCCCAAAACTTGGAATCAAAGGAGTTCTCCAAGGAGACCTCATGTTCACAGACGATATATCAAAAAAAGATATTGATGGGATATCGTATTACACTTTCCAGCCTAATACTCTTGTTTATGCTATCCCTGTTGATAGCGATTTGGGTAAGATAGTTTCTAAAGCAAAACTAGGAGTTGTTTGGCATACCACATATGAAGGAGGCCCAACACTTCAAGATATGACAGCAAAGTTTGGAGTCAATATTAGTAAATTGAAAAACACATCAAGTATCTGGATGGACGATGCATCATATAAAGATGTTTCTGGAAAGGCAAAGTTTACATTATCAGAAACACAAAAAGTAACAAAAATATTATCAGATACTGGAAAAACATTTCAAAAAATAAAATCATCAGAACTAAAGAAATTTCTTGACGTACAGAATAACACGCTAACTAAGGGTTTGGTAGGGGCATCTTTTAAAACATATTTAAATCAATATGTA